GACGGGTCCATGAAATCGCTTAATTCAGGGGGGGGGTCAACTTGGAACAAAGGGCAAGGGAAATCCGGATGGTGGCATTAGATTTGCTGGTGCCATACGCGAAAAACGCCCGGACCCACTCGGAAGCCCAGATTAACCAGATCTGCGCAAGCCTAAAGGAGTTCGGGTGGACGGTGCCGGTTCTGATCGACGTCAAACACGGGATCATAGCCGGACACGCCAGGGTGCTGGCGGCTAAGCGAAATGGTCAGACGGAGGTCCCGTGCATAACGCTGGATGGCCTATCTGAAACGCAAATAAAGGCCTATATTCTAGCGGACAATAAACTGGCGCTGAACGCCGGCTGGGACGAAAACCTCCTAAGCCTGGAACTGATGGACCTGAAAACAGCCGGCTTCGATTTGGACCTGGTCGGCTTCGACCGGGACGAGTTGAGTGAGTTGTTCTCCGGGATGAATACCGGCAATACGGACCCGGATGAAATTCCAGCTGCTCCGGAGGTACCCGTGAGCAGGAAAGGCGATCTCTGGATCCTGGGACGCCACCGATTGATCTGCGGAGACGCGCGGGATTTAAACCAGGTAGGCAGATTGATGACCGGGATGAAGGCCGATATGGTGTTCACGGATCCACCCTACAACGTGAACTATACCGGCCGGGGAAAGAAAACGAGTAACACGATCGCCAATGACAACCTGGAAACGCTGGAATTCCAACGCTTTCTCGAGGCCGCGTTCAAAAGCTACGCGACCTACATCAAAGCCGGCGCGGGAATGTATATTTTTCACGCGAGTTCAACTCAGAAGGAATTCGAGAATGCGCTCGTAGCAAACGGCTTCGAGGTACACAACCAGCTGATCTGGAACAAGCCGATGGCCGCCATGGGCTGGGGACATTACCGCTGGAAACACGAGCCATTTTTTTACGTCGGCCGGCGCGGACAGAAAACACTGTTCTACGGAGACCGCACGAAAACCACCACCTGGGACTTCCAGAAGACGGAGGAACAGCTGCTGAATTGGGCCCGGAAACAAAAGGCCGCGGAGAAAGAAGGAAAAACTACCATCTGGACGATGAAGCGGGATCCGTTAAACGAATATGTCCACCCGACACAGAAACCCGTCGAACTGATCAACCAGGCGCTCATGAATTCGAGCAAGGCGGAGGACGTGGTCCTGGATTTGTTTGGCGGATCCGGATCGACGCTGGTCGCGTGCGAGAAGGCAAACAGGATCTGCAACACGATGGAAGACGACCCGGTCTATTCCGACGTGATCATTATCCGCTGGCAAAATTTCACGGGCCAGCCGGCGCACCTTGAGGATGGCCAGCCTTATCACCAGGTTAAGAACCTGAGAGCGGAGGCCAGCTGACATGGGCCTGCTGGATCCAGATGAAATGTTTTTGAGGGACGAGGTCGAGGACCAGATCGATGACATCCCGGACACAGCCGGAAAGGCAATACAGATCGCCAAACTGGAAATGATGCGAGTATCGAGGGAGAAGAACCTCCGGGAGGTCTTCCCGGATTTGCGCCCCGGATACTCATATCACATTATTTCGAAAGGGGATGTCGACGCGCTTTCTTATTTGACCTTGATGATAGAAAGACACGGGCCGTTTGACGATTTTTATGGATCGACCTGGACGATGAGCCGCCAGGACTGCGAACTACTGGACAAGTATCTGGCGGACGGACTGATCAAAAGAATTAATTTTTTTACCGGGGAATATTTCGCCAAGCGCGAAACATCGGTATACGCCACCCTGCTGAAAGTTGTCGAGAAACACCAGGGACGCCTCCGGATGTTTAAAAACCATTGCAAGTTGCTGCTGGTGCAGAATACCGAGAAACAATTCTGGGCCGTGGCCGAAGGAAGTGCTAATTTTACGACAAACCCGAGGACCGAACAGACGACAATCACAGTCAGCCGGGAGTTGTATGATTTTTACAAGGGGTGGTTCGAGGAGTTGCTGATCAATGCCAAGTGAACCGACGATGACGCCGGACTTAGCGGACATCATCGAAAGCGCTCTCCTGAAGGGAGCGACACGAGCCGTAATTAATTTAGAACTCGCGCGCGCGGCCCAAGCGAACGGAATGCAGCCGCCGACGGTCGAGGAGATCAATGCAGCATACGCCGCTATTATTGATCGGTGGGTGGGAGACGGAAATCAGCCGGAGGAGAAATCCTACGCATACCACGTTCGGCTGCGAAAGCATTTATACCAAAAGAGCTTCGCACTGAACGATTTCAAAACATGCCTGGCCGTGGTCGCGGATTTGGCCGCGGTCGAGGAAAGACATCGCCTGTACCTCAACAAAGAAGAAAAGGCAAAGAGGCTGGCGATATTAACCGGAGCGAAAAAGAATGGTTCGGGGAAGGAAACCAAAGCCGACGGAGCTCAGGCTGATTGAGGGGAACAGAGAACACAGGCCGCTGAATTATAACGCACCAAGGCCGAGGAAAGCGGCGCCCTTATGCCCGAGTAATTTCAACAAAACGGAGCGATTAGCCTGGCGATACCTGGTCCGGGAACTGGACAAGATGGGAACGCTGGCGACCAGCGATCGCGGGAACATGGCCGGGTACTGCTGGGCCTGGTCCTTATGGTGGAAAGCCAAAGGAATTCTGGACGGCCTGCAGGAAGCCGTGGACAATCCGGAAGTGATCGCCACCGAAAAAGGGAATTTAATACAGAATCCATGGCTCGGGATCGCAAACAGGGCAATGGCTGATGTGATTAAATACGGATCCTTTCTCGGTCTGGACCCGACATCGCGGACACGGATCAAGCTGAAAACTCAGCCAGTGAAGTCACTGCGCGAGGAATTGATGGCCTGATCCGGAGCGTTATGTTTTCAGACAGAAATGCCGAACTGGCCGTGCGATTCTTTGAACGGGTGCTGACACACACCAAGGGAGTATGGTCAAAAGAAAAGTTCACACTGCTGGGATGGCAACGCGAAATAATCTGGGACATTTTCGGGACGCAGCGATCCAACGGCCTGCGCCAATACACAACCTGCTACTGCGAGGTGCCAAAGAAAAACGGCAAGACGGAACTGGCCGCGGGAATTGCTTTATTCGGCCTGCTGATGGACGACGAGCCGGGAGCCGAAGTCTACATCGCGGCCAAGTCGCGCGACCAGGCGTCAATCGGATTCCGGGTAGCGGCCCAGATGGTCCGGAACAACGAACGCCTGAATTCGATGTGCAAGATTCTGGATAGCGTAAAAACGATCCAGCTGAAGTCGGATCCCAATTCTTTCCTGAAGGCGATCGCGGCCGACGCCGGGACACAGGACGGGATCAACCCGCACATTGCGGTATTTGACGAACTGCACAGACAGACGAATTCAGATTTATGGGACGTGCTCAAATACGGGATGGCGGCCAGGAACCAGCCGCTGCTGTTTGCCATCACCACGGCCGGGATCACGGGCGAGTCGCCGATCTGCGAACAGCAACACGATTACGCCCGGAGCGTGAAAACGGGGATTTTTAAAGACCCGTCTTATTACTCGGTCATTTATGGTCTGGAGGAGAAGGAGGATTGGACATTAGAGGGAAAGCCCGCGGTGGTCGAGGAACGGGAGGTCGAGAACGAAACCGGGAAGGGATACATCAAGAAATTTTTTATCCTGGCGCCGCCGACCGGATGGTACAAAGCCAACCCGAGCCTGGGATTTCACCTGGAGATCGAAAAGGTCAGGGAAGAATACCTGCAGGCGGCGAGCAATCCTTCTCAGCAAAATTCATTCCGGAGGCTGAGGTTAAACCAGTGGGTGGGCCAGGAGGAGAGATACCTGCAGATCGGAGACTGGTTGCAGTGTTCCGACGCCTTCAACCCGGAGGAATTCATCGGAAAGCCGTGCTATGCGGGAATGGACCTATCGGCAACCGAGGACATCACGGCATTCGTCCTGCTTTTTGAACGGAATGGCCTGATTTATTGGATACCACATTTCTGGATCCCGGAGTTTGAAATCGAGAAGAGATCGCGAAAGGACCGAGTCCAATATGATCTATGGGTGGCGCAAGGATACGTACACACGACGCCCGGCAACCAGATCGACCAGGGCCTGGTCCGGAAACAGATCGCGGGCCTCGCGAAAGTTTATGACATCCGGGAGGTCGGATACGATCGATGGATGGCGACCCAGATCGTAACCGATCTCAAGGTGATAGACGGATTAGAAATGGTGCCTCTGGGCCAGGGGACGGCGACAATGACGGCGCCGACCAAAGAGCTGCTGAGGCTAACGATGGCGCACCAAATCCGGCATAACGGAAATCCAGTTTTATCTTGGATGGCGGATTGCTTCTCCGTGATCCGAGACAACCAGGATAACGTGAAACCATCGAAACCAAAGAGGAACAAGAGCCGGAAAAGGATTGACGGAATACAGGCGGGAATCAATGCTCTGGCCAGGCTGATCGTAAACCGAAAGCCCGAGTCCAAGCCAAAAATTCACTTCATGTAAAAACGAGGAGGGAACATGAAAATTCTGGCCTTTGTTCATTCGAACCAGGTAAGGGACGACGAGCCGAACTGGGGCGAGGTCGACAAGACTGCGCTGCCGCGGGCTGCTTTCGCGGACCAGGGCGAGGAAAACAAAAAGTCCACATGGAGCTATCCTCATCATTGGGTGAAGGACGGCGGGAACAAAGACGACAACGGTGTTTATACAACCGGGACAATGTACCTGCATCAAGCCGGATTGAACGCGGCCTGGTCTGCAGCGAATGGCGGCCGATCAGGCCAGGAAGCGAGTCAGGCAGTGAAAGATCATTTACAGGCGCATCGCAGGGCCCTGGGGACAGAGGACGTATCCCGGTATAGGATCAACGCGAAGGCTGAAGGCGAACTCGAAATATACATTTACGAGGAAATCGGGGAAGGATGGTTCGGCGGCCTGAGCGCGCGCCAATTCGCAAAGGACATCGAGGAGCGCGGAGACACGGTCACAAAGATCACGCTGCACATTAACAGTCCAGGCGGAGATACGTTCGACGGCAACGCGATCTACAATATTTTAAAACAACACAAAGCGCGGGTGGTGGTTTACGTTGAAGGAATAGCCGCGTCGATCGCCTCGATCATTGCCATGGCCGGCGACGAAATCTACATCGCCGAAAACGCATTGATGATGGTTCACAACCCCTGGACCTACTCGATCGGATACGCCGAGGACCTCCGAAAGACAGCCGATCTCCTGGATAAGATCCGGGGAACGCTGGTCAAAACCTACGCCCGGAGGACGGGCCTGAAGGAAGACAAGATTGTTGAATTGATGAACGCGGAGACCTGGATCAATTCGGACGAGGCCATAGAAATGGGCTTCGCGGACGAAACGATCGAATCAATGCCGGTCGCCGCACATTACGATTTGTCGCGGTTCAAATACCGCAACATGCCGAAATCGATCGCAGAGGCGCCGGCCGCGTTTGGCCGCGGGCGCAATACGGTCTTTTTGAACAAACCCCTCCCCGGCGCTGCGGGGATTAACCAGAAGGACACAGCCGTGAAGAAATCAATCAAGGAGCAAATTGGATCTTTTGAGGCGAAACGGGCCGCCAATAGTGCCCGCATGAAGGAAATTATGGGACTGTCCGGGGACGAAGGGCGCACCCTGACCGAGACCGAACAGCAGGAATTCGATGGCTTCGTATCTCAGAACAAGGAGATCGATGAACATCTCAAACGCCTCCGGGAAATGGAACGATTGGATATTGCCAATGCGGCGCCCATACCCACAGCGGCCGGCGAGAGCCAGGCTGCGGGAACACAGGCGAGGACAAATCCAGTGGTCAGCGTTCTCGGACCCAACGTCAAGCCCGGTACCGGATTCGTCCGTTATGCCATGGCCCTGATGGGAGCCGTGATCGACAAAAAACGCAGGACCCCTCTGGATCTTGCGCGATCACAAAGCCATTGGAGAGATCAGACGCCACAGGTCGAGCGCGTTCTGGCCTCCAACCTGGATATACCCCAGGTGTTAAACGTCGCGGTCGAGGCCGGGGAAACCCATACAACGGGATGGGCCTCGGAATTAGCCGATTACACTTATATGGCTTCCGAGTTTATTGAGTTCCTGCGTCCGTTGACGATCATAGGAAAAATGACCGGACTGCGCCCGGTGCCTTTCAACATCCGCATCCCTTTGCAGGACGCCGGATCGAGCGTGAACTGGGTAGGTGAGGGATCGCCCAAACCAGTGTCGAAACTTCATTTTGATACGACCACCCTGCGGTTTGCGAAAGCGGCCGGGATCGTGGTCATCACCGACGAACTGGTGCGTTTTTCAAATCCTTCGGCCGAAGCCCTGGTTCGTACCGACATGGCGAATGCCATCCGCCAGTTCTTGGATGAACAATTCATCAGCCCGACGGTCGTGGCCGTGGCCAACGTCAATCCCGCTTCCATCACCAACGGAGCGGCCAATTCAGTAGCAAGCGGAACAACCGCCGACGACCTCCGGAACGATATCGCCACGGCTCTGCAGGCTTTGATCGCGGCGAACATCGATCCCGACGGCCTCCGGATCATCATGCGGCCAACATTGGCAGTGCAGATTATGATGATGAGGAATCTGCTCGGACAGAAGGAATTCCCAGACATTAACGCATCAGGCGGAATGCTCGAGGGATACCCGGTTATAACCAGCAACAGCGTGCCTTCCGGAATCATGGTATTTGTAAAGGAGAGCGAAATTCTCCTGGCGGACGACGGCGGAATCTCCGTCGACGCAAGCCGCGAAGCCTCGATCCTGATGGACGACGGCGTAAGCCCGGCCACAACCACAACGGTGAGTTTGTTCCAGAGCAATATGGTCGCGCTCCGAGTGGAACGAATCATCAACTGGCTGCGCCGGAGGGACGCCGCGGTTTATTACCTCACATCATGCGACTACGGCGCTGCCAGCCCGGCCTAAAAATAGCCGCATAAACAATCACAAAAACGGGGAGGGCCTGACCGGGCCCTCCCATTTCAAAGTGAGGGGAAATGAAAACAGTTAGATTTCTTAAAAAAAAATCGTATGGACAAACCACATTCCGGGTGGGAGAAAAAATACCAATGAGGGCGGACCACGCAAATCTCCTGCAATTTTTGGGAGTGGTTGTGATTGAGGATAGCCCGGTGGTTAAGTTCCCAATACCTGGCCGCGGATCGATCCTGAATAAAGTTTCAGATCCGGAGCCAAAGCCGGCGGATCCGGAAACAACTCCGGAATCTCCAAATGAGAATATTCCGCTCGAGCCGGAAGAAAAAGTAGAGGGAACAGAAGATCAGCCCAACGCGGAGCCGAGCGCGGTACCGGAACAAAAGGTGGAAAGCGATGCGGCGCCAAAGGCGACAAATGGATCGCAAAAGAACCGTAAGCAACGGGCGGAGCGAAAAAACAATGAAACTGCGATCGAGGATTAATCTGGTCAAGAGAGCCTTCGGCATGGTAACCGCCGTTGGATCTTCCCTGGCGAATTGGTTCTCCGCCATTGTGAATGAGCCCTGTACCGGGGCATGGCAAAAGGAGATCCGGTTCGAGAGTAATGAAAGCCTGCTGCGGAACTCGGCCATCTACGCCTGCGTGACGGGAATCGCAGCCGATGTGTCAAAAATGCGCATCAAACTAAGTGAAAACGTCGAAGGAATCTGGACGGAGATCACAAAGAACCAGCCCTGGCTGACGGTGCTGAAAAAACCGAACGATTACCAGAATCGAATTCAATTCCTGATGCAATGGATTATTTCAAAACTGCTGCAGGGGAATGCCTATATTTATTTGAGCCGGGACGCCCGCGGAATTGTAAACGAAATGCATGTCCTGGATCCGCATCTTGTGACGCCGCTGGTGACAGCCGACGGGGCCGTTTATTACAGCCTGAACCCGGATCCGCTGGCCGGGATTACAGAAGCCAGTATAGTGGTGCCAAGTTCAGAAATCATCCATGACAGAATGCCTCCTCTTTGGCATCCATTAGTGGGAGTCCCACCGATCTACGCATGCGCGATGAGCGGATCCCTGGGCAATAAAATCCAGAAACAGGCAATCGCCTACTTTGACAACCAGGCCATGCCCGGTGGCGTACTGACTATTCCGGGAGATTTGGAAGATACAGAGCTCGAAGCCCTGAAGGCGAAGATCGCGCTGGCTCACGCAGGAGACAACCGCGGCAAGATGATGGTCCTGAGCGGAGGGATGACGTTCGCCGCGACACAGAACGTGCCGAAGGACACCCAGCTGGCCGAAGTTTTAAAACTGTCGGTCGAGGAAATCTCACGCGCATACCACTACCCGATATTTAAACTTGGCGGACCCGTGCCGACATTAGCGGGAAATGTCGAATCGCTGATTACCACCTATTACACGGACTGCTTGCAGCATTTAGTGGAATCCGTGGAACTTTGCCTGGACGAAGGACTGAGCCTGCCGACCAATATGGGGACGGAACTCGATCTGGACAATCTTCTGAGAATGGACATGAGTGCATTATACGAGGCCAACAACAAAGCCGTAAATGGCGGATGGATGAAGCCAGACGAGGCCCGATTTAGGGCGAACATGAAATCGGTGCCCGGAGGAAACACTCCATACATGCAACAACAGAATTATAGCCTCGCGGCCCTGGCAAAGAGAGACGCAAAAGCTGATCCATTCGCAACCTCATCAACGCCAAAACCCGCAAAACCGGCGGAGCCGGCGGAACCAGCCCAGCCAAATCCACCACCACCTCCTCCGAAGTCGCTCGATGACGAGGAAATGGAGTGGATATACGCCGGAGGCCTGAGAAAACAGTTAATGGGAAAGGAGATCGCGGCATGAGACTCGACAAAGGAGAACGCGAAGCCCTGATCAAGGCTCTGTCCTCCGTGATCAAGGAATATGTAGCCGGATCGATTGCAGGAATTCAAAGCGCGATCAAGTATCTGGAGGATAGGCAATTGAGGCCGGGGCCTCCCGGACCAAAAGGGGAGGATGGTCAGCCGGCGGATTTGGATCTGCTGGTGCGCGAAGTACTCGCCAGGATGCCGGAGCCGAAACCGGGCCGGGACGCGGAGCCGATCGATGTGCAGGCGATCATCACCGAGATCATGGCGAAGATCCCGAAGCCGAAGGACGGCCGGGATGGGAAGGACGGCCGGGACGGGAAGGACGCGGAGCCCGTAAACCTGGAAAGTATCGTCAAAAACGTGATCGCGATATTTCCAGAGCCGAAGGATGGCCGGGATGGCCGGGACGCTGAGCCCGTGGATGTTGAAGCCCTGGTGAAAGAGTGCATAGCCCGGATGCCAAAACCGAAGGACGGCCGGGATGGCCGGGACGCTGAGCCTATAAGTTTGGAGGCGATAGTTAACGAATGTTTATTCCGTTTCCCATTACCGAAGGATGGCCGGGATGGCCGGGACGCTGAGCCGATCGATATTAAGACTATTATCGATCAGGTCCTGGCCGCAATGCCGGCGCCGACCATGGCCACGGTGACCTACGAGCCGGAGCCGCTGGACATTGACGGAATTGTCGACCAGGTGGTGAGCCGGATCCCGAAGCCGAAAGACGGTCGGGACGCTCCGGAGCCGGACCTGCAGGCGATCGCCGAGCGAGCCGTGAGTCTCATTCCTACACCAAAAGACGGCCGGGATGGAAAAGACGGACGGGACGCGGATCCCGTAAACCTGGAAAATATCGTCAGCCAGGCATTAAGCCGGATTCCAATTCCAAAGGATGGCCGCGATGGTCGCGACGGTGGATCCGGGGCCAGGGGAGAAAAGGGAGATCCGGGCCGGGACGCCGCGGAAATAACAATCCTTTCGGTGGTGGATTTTGCCAAAGCCTATACGAGGGGAACTTTCGCCCGGTACGCCGGAGGCCTGATCCATGCCTATAGAGATACAACGCCGGGAGCCGATTGGGATGCATCGGGATGGGAAGTGATGGTCGCAGGAATTGCAAAAATCCAGGCGACGATCTCCAGTGATTTCCGGAGTGTGACGATCGCCATTGATATGACCGGAGGAGCCCAAACGCAGGCCTCCTTTGAAATACCAGCGATGATTTACCGCGGTGTCTACGATCCAGAAAAGGAATATGACCAGGGCGATGTGGCGACCTGGAACGGATCGGCCTGGCATTGCCAGAAAAACGGCGTGCGCATGGCGCCGATGGAAACCGGCGGAGATTGGAAACTGATGGTTAAAGAGGGCCGGCGAGGGAAAGACGGGAAAGAGGGGAAGGAAGGTATCCAGGGAAAGCCGGGTAAAGATGGTCGGGATTGGGGAAAATAGATCGGGAGAGACAATGGCTATAATTAAAATCAGTAATCACTTGCTGCAGCAGGTGACCAAAATAGAAGACAAAAATGCCCTGATAAAACAATTCGAGAGTCAAGAGACCGGGCCTGCGATGCTCCAGAAACTGCAGAGAAGCCTGCTGCTGCCGGCGCGGATCACACGAATCACCTTCCAGCCGAGAATGGAAATCGCGGAGGTGAAAACAACCCTGGACGGATTCACCGATTTGGAAGTGGCCCTGCCCAGATACGCAAGAACAGCCGCCGGCGTACTGAAATTAAAAGAGGTAAGCCATGTCCGATAGCCAGCTGGTATCTTGCGTAATGCCAACCTGGAACAGACGGACATTTGTCCCGGCGGCCGTCGATTGTTTTCTTCGGCAAACTTACGAGCCAAAGGAACTGGTGATATTGGACGACGGCGAGGAGCCGATCGAGGATCTCCTGCCAAAGGACGACCGGATCCGCTACATTTTCGAAAACCGCCGCCGGGTAACCGGGGATAAACGCAACCGGGTGAACTCCCTGGCGCAAGGGAAATTGATCTGCCATTGGGACGATGACGATTGGAGCGCGCCGGGTAGAATAGCCTACCAGGTAGATACACTGCAGAAAACCGGAAAGAGAATAACCGGATTTTCTAATTTGCTTTTCTGGTCGCTGACGGAGCGGAAATCCCTGATTTGGAAAAGCGACATCCGGGGATACGTCTGCGGAACGACCATGTGCTATGAACGGGAATTCTGGATGGTGCGGAAATTCCGATGCTTGCAGAAATCCACAGATAACGATTTTGTCTACCCGATCATTTCACAGGTCGCGGCCTCGGGCGAAACGCGCTTTATGGTCGCCCGGATCCACGGATGCCACCACACGAGCTCGAAAGCCGGAATTCGAAAAGAAATACCTCGAGATAAAATCCCGGCCGAATTTTGGGATAATGACAAACTACGAATTTGAAATCACCGGAGGATAAGTGAACGGTATCAGCGTGATAATTCCGAGCAAGACAGCCACAAACCTGGGCCCGTGCCTGGTGGCCGTGCGGTATTACGAGCCGGACTGCCAGATTGTAATAATCGACGATGGGGTGGATTTAAATGAGTTAAGAAGCAAGCGCGAGTGGAGCGGAGCCCTCGAGGGATGCTACCTATTGGCAGGTAAAAAACCATTTAATTTTGCTCGAAATTGCAATATGGGAATCCGAAGTGCGGGACAAAGAGACATCGTGCTGCTGAATGATGACGCCCTAATGAGAAGCCCAGAAGGTTTTCATGTTGCACAGAAAGCGGCCGAAGGGGATCTGGATCTGGGATGCATTGGAGCGACAACGAACATCACCGGGCAAATTTTGCAGAAACCACAGAACCAGGGCCTGCGCATAATCCATCATATCGCTTTCGTTTGCGTGTTCATCCCGAGGAGAGCGATCAACAGGCTGAAAGAATACCAACGAATTCACCCGGACACATACCGGCAACAGGATGGGCTGCTGGACGAGAGATACTGCCTGGATTACGGAGTCGAGGATCGGGACTATTGCGAAATGCTGACCAGGGCCGGAATGAAAGTGGCCGTCCATGACAAGTGCTATGTTGATCATTCAAGATTGACGAGCTCCTACCGCGGCAGACCGCAGGCGGCCGGAAGGTCGGTGCAAAACCGGGCCCTGTTTCTGGAAAAATACAAACTGGGGAGTTATTGGAAATGGAATTAAGGCTAAACCTCGGATCCAACGATCGCCGATTCCCAGGATACGCTTCGGTGGATATTGCTCCGCCGGCGGACATCCTGGCCGATTTGACAAAGCCATGGCCCTGGGAGGATTCGAGTGTGGCGGCAGTAAAAGCCTTTCACATTTTCGAACACTTGCCTGATTCAATGAACACGATGAACGAGCTCTGGCGGGTATGCAAACCAGGCGCGATCATCGAAATGGAAGTCCCGAACGCAGCGCACGGAGCCGGCGCCTTCCAGGATCCGACACATAAATCCTTCTGGACGATGAACACCTTCTGGTACTTTGCCGATGGGACGCCACATAGGGAACGATTAGGAAAAGCCTACGGAATTAAAGCCAGATTCCGGGTGCTCGATTTGAGAGAGAGGCCGGGGAAGGACAAACTGCCGGAACCCGTGTGGATAATTTGTGCAAACCTCGAGGTTATAAAATGAAAATCCTGATTGTGGCGCACCCGGACGACGAGGTCCTCTGGTTCAACCCGGAGGAATTCGACAGGATCCTGATTGTTTTCCAATACCGGATAGACAAGCCAGATCAGGGAGCGCAACGGGCGAAGGCAATAGAGGAACATCCACTCGCGGGCCGTATCGGATGCCTTGGTTTCGAGGAATCCAACTACTGGCGGGACAAAAGCAAAAAGGAAAAACACGAGGATAATTATAACAAACTGTGCGGGATCCTCAGAAACCTGGCGAACGAAATGCATGGCGGAGACGAAGTGACAACGCATAACGCGCTCGGTGAATACCAGCATGCGGACCACATCCTGGTCCACAACGCGTGCATGGAAACAATGAACTGCCGGGTGAATGGGAAAAACCCGGAGATCTACCGAAAAGCCAAAGCGGCCTATGAAAGAAATGGGTGCTGGACATGGTATTAGAACAGGACGCGCGATATTGGAACGACCGATACAGCCACGGCGGGAATTCAGGAGAAGGATCGTATAACGACCTCGAGAAAAAAGTACGCCTTGATGCGATCGCCAGATTTCCGGAAGCGAGAACCGTGCTGGATGTCGGGTGCGGGGACATTTCACACATCGCGGACATTTTGAGAATTCTGCCGGGCGCCCAGTACACGGGGATCGACATCTCCAGCGAGATCATAAAGCGGAACCGCGAAAGAAATATACCGCGCTGCCGTTTCGTGCATGCGCAGACCTGGACCGATTACGAAGCCGATCTGGTAATTTGCTTTGACGTCCTATACCACATCAGCGACCAGGCCGAATACGAGAGCATGCTCCAAAAACTGGACCAGGCGCGAGGCCTTCTGATCATCGCCTATAACGAAAGTACACTGAACGAGCCGTCGGCCCGGCATGTAATAAAAAGAAAATTAGTTCATTTCAGACCATTTGAGGAAGTGGTCATTCCGAGTGAGAACCGGCAAAAATCTTTATATATCAGCATGGGGAAATAAATGAGTTTGAAAATCTCTGCGGCGATCGCCACCCGAGGAGACGTCGACCTGACCAGGATCCTGAACGAGATCGCCAAGCATGCCGAAATTGACGAAGTCAATGTTGAGAAAAGCCCAACGCCTTATGGCTGGTACGTAGCCTGCCAGCGGGCCAGGAACCCGATCATTTATTATCAGGATGACGATTGTGTGACAGACATCGGCCCTGTGATTGACGCGTTCGAGCCAGGATTGATCGCCAACGCAATGACCCTGGAACACGCGCGATGCTATCCAGGCAGTCAGACTTTGATTGGATTTGGGGCCATTTTCGAAAAGAGACTCCTGACCGTGCTGGCGGGATGGGAGCGGGATCGCGTTTTTTTGCGGGAATCAGTGCGGGTATTTGCCACGCTGGTCCCACACAAGACCGTCTTCCCGAGCATTGAAATATTGCCATGCGCCTATGCCGACAACCGGCTTTATAGACAGGTGGAAGAACACGAAACAGCCCGAACGGAAATCAATCGCAGGATTCTGGAATTTGCAGCGAGGAACAACGATGCCCTATGAAGTGGTGAGAAGGTTCGAAAAGGAAATCGCGGAATTCGCCGGATCGAAATATGCCGTCGCGGTCGAGAGCTGCTCGGCGGCATTGTTTTTGTCCTGTTTATTGGAAAACGTGCGCGATGCCGAAGTGACAATACCGGCGAGAACATACCCGAGCGTGCCGGCCGCGATCATTCACGCCGGCGGACGGGTGCGATTCAGATTTGAATGGTGGGCCGGAATTTATAAATTAGAGCCTTTCCCGATCATTGACGGGGCCCTCCGTTTTCGACGCGGGATGTATGAGGGCGGCCTGCATTGCCTGAGTTTTCACATTAAGAAATTAATCCCGATCGGCCGCGGTGGGATGATCTTGACGGATGACGAACAGGCGGCAAGGTGGCTGCGCCTCGCGCGCTTCGATGGCCGGGAGGAATACGATCTCTCTCGCCAGAAGGAAATAACGATGGCCGGGTGGAATATGTACATGACGCCCGAACAGGCGGCGAAGGGCCTTTTATTGTTTAGTTTTTTGAAAAACAAGAATTTTGAAGATTTGGATGTTGGGATCCAGGGATACCCGGATCTGAGTGAGAGTCCAATATTTACAGCGGGGCCGAAATGAAACTGGTCATCAACCAATCAAACTATATTCCCTGGAAAGGATACTTCGACCTGATCCGGGCGGCCGACCATTTCATAATTTACGACACGGCCCAGTATACAAAGAACGACTGGCGCAACCGAAACCAGATAAAGACGCCGGAAGGATTGAAGTGGATGACAATTCCGGTAAAAAGGAATTTCGGCCAGGCGATAAGAAAAACCGTAGTGCAGCCCGGAACCTGGGCCCGAAAACACTGGGAGATGATCAAGTGCAATTACAGCCGGGCCCCATATTTTGCGGATTACCGGGAGGAGATCGCCGGACTATATGAATGGGCTGCAGAAGTTGAATACCTGAGCTCAATCAACCACCGATTTATCAGGGCGATCTGCGCCATTCTCGGGATCACCACGAAAATAACCTGGTCGCATGAATACCTGATGGCCGGAGGCAAGACAGAAAGACTGCTGGGATTGTGCAGATCGGTGGGAGCGGACGAATATATATCGGGACCCGCGGCGATCGCGTACCTCGATCAAGAGGCTTTCCACCAGGCCGGGATAAAAGTAACCTGGGCCAATTACGCCGGGTACCCGGAGTATGGGCAGATGTTCGGGCCGTTTGAAAATTGCGTGAGTGTGCTGGATCTCATATTTAACGCTGGACCGCAGGCGGCGAACTTTTTGAAAGATATCAGATCGGGAGAAGACAATGGTTAATGGCAAAGTCCGGATCGCGTTCCTGGTGAGCGGCGAGGGAGGAAATCTAAAATTCATCTGCAATGTGGTCGATCGCGGGATCCTTGAGAATTGCCAGATTTGCGGGACCATCGCCGACAGGGAATGCGGAGCGGCCAAATTTGCGGAATCCCGAATGCCGGTCAGTCAATGCCCAGCCGGAGAAAAACAGGCGACGGCCCTGAAGAAAGCGATCGATACTTTAAATCCGGATCTCATTATTTCCGGATTGCACAGATTGATCCCGGCGGAGATTGTCCGGACCTACCCGCGCAAAATCATCAACCTGCATTATTCGCTGCTCCCGTCCTTTGGCGGCCGCGGGATGATAGGAGATAAGCCAGTATGGGCGGCATTGAAACATGGCTGCACGATCGTGGGAACAACCGTCCATTTCATCAATGAAGAATTGGACGCTGGGGAGATTATAGCCCAGACGGCCATCAACGTGATTCCCGGAGAGCCGTTCGGGGAAGTGATGCAGCGCATATTCCAAAGCGGATGCAAAAATTTAGCTTATTCCATTAGTGCGATAACTCCCGTGCGATTAACAGAGAAAGAGGATTTATGGTTTTGAAGAAAATGCTACTTCGAGTTTGGGTGGGCGACCTGCCGAATTGGATCGAGAAGTGGTATGAGAACATGGACCGGCTGAAACCATACGGCTACGATTATATACTTTTTAACGATTATGAATTCGTGCGCCAGCGCGCGGCCGAGAGCCTGGGAATAAGCCTCCCGAAATACGCCGAGATCGCAAACACGCGAAAGAGTGTGGCCGGGCCCTGCTTTGGCGAACTATTCGCGCAGGAACTGGCTGGTTACGATTTCTGGGGCCATTGCGACCAGGATACAGTATTCGGCCGGCTGGACAGATTCCTCCCGGACGCCAAACTGAACGAGTGCGACATCTGGTCCAACGACCCGGACGCGATCTGCGGACCTTTTACCCTTTACCGAAACATTCCCAAGGTGAACGCATTATGGCGAAACGTCGAGAATTGGCGAAAGATATTTTCATCCGCCGGCTACGCGGATTTCGAGGAAGGCCTATTCAGCCCCATCGTGAGACAAGCGGCCAAAGAAGGAACGATCCGCTTTCTGTCGGATTTCCTTCAGGTGAACTACAGACAACACAAGCCCAGACCACGGCTGCAAATGCTGCCGGACGGATCGCTGATGGACCTGGCGGCAAACCGGGAGGCCATGATGTTCCATTTCAAGAACACAAAAGAGTGGCCCCTGTGAAAAACCAGATCAAGGGATGGATGAGCGATAAGGAACTCGAATGGCTGCAGGCCAGGGCTGCAGAAGCCGAATCCGTTGTTGAGCTCGGCTGCTTTATGGGGAGGACAACCTTCGCCCTTTTGAGCGGATGCCGGGGAACGGTCACGGCCGTCGACACCTTCGAAGGCGTCAAAGGACACTGCGACAACCCGGAAGTCCTGTACGCGACGTTTATGAAAAATTGCGGCCATTTCCCAAACCTGAGAGTGATTAAGGGAGACAGCGCGGAGACCGCGGCGATGTTTGAAAGCGTCGACATGGTGATGGTGGACGCCCAACACGTCTACCCGCTGATAAAAAAGGATTTAGAGGCCTGGCTCCCAAAAGTTAAAAAGCTGATCTGCGGACACGATTTTGACGACGGGTGGCCGGGAGTTATCCAGGCCGTTGACGAACTGATGCCCAACCGCGAAGTATATATGGATTTATGGTATTGGAGCCCGAATTGGAGCCAGAAATGATCGATATTGTTTACCTGGCCTTTAACCGATTGAAATACACCCAGGCCACGGTCGCGGCCCTGCAGAGAAATACCGACTGGACCCAGGTCAGGAGAGTTTACGTTTACGATGACGGATCGACGGACGGAACCAGGGAATTCCTGCAGGAGACAACCTGGCCAGCGCCGGCGGAAATGCTCTGCGGGAAATTCGGCGGACCAGTAGCGATCATGGTGCATTATTTAACCAATTTTCCGACAACGCCGATGTTTGCCAAAATCGATAACGACACGATGCTTCCTCCGGAATGGCTGACGGAATGCCTGCGGGTGATGGACAAGAGTCCTGAACTGGGCCTCCTGGGGATAGAAGCCTTCAATGAGATCGCCGCCGGGCGCCGGGAGCGATCTTACACGCCCTGCAGGTGGATAGGCGGGATCGGATTGATGCGCCGGGAGATTTTCAGGAACATGCCGAGACCCAATGGTTTAATGGGACGATTTGGATTCACACAATGGCAACGAAACGCCCACTGGACTGAAAAGGGATGGATTGATCCGAGCCTGCCGGTCTTTCTCCTGGACAAAATCGGATGGGGCCCGTGGAAGTCGATTAGACGGGAATACGAACAGCAAGGATGGCAAAGACAGTGGCCGGAATACACACAGGACCAGGCCACATTATGGGAGTGGTGGAATGAAAACGAATATAGTAGCGGCCCTAAGAGTGAAGAACGAGGCGCGATGGATCGCGGAAATTCTAGATGCGGTGAAATGGTGTACGCGGATCTACCTAATGGACGACCATAGCGCGGACGCGACAGCCGAGATCGCGAAGGCCTCCGGAGCCGTTGTCTTTGAGTCACCCTTTACCGGCCTGGACGAAGGCCGGGACAAAACCTGGCTGGTGGAACAAATCGCCAAAGACCAGGAACAGGGATCCTGGGTATTGATGATCGACGGAGATGAGATCCTGGAACAGAACGGAGAAGCGAAGATCCGCCAAGCGATCGCCGCGAGGCCGAATGCGCGATCGTTCCGCATGCATGTGATTTATTTGTGGAACGACAGGAATACGATCCGAACAGATGGAGTTTATAGCCACAGAAATCGACCCTCCCTTTTCAGATTGCTGGGAAACTGCTCGTTTAAGAGAACGGGATTCGCGGGAAACCTGCATCCCGGATGTGCGCCGGCCGCGTGCTATCCACCGGAATCAACGCCGGCGGCCAATTTGATCCACCTGGGATATATGGCTCAGGAGGACCGGATAGGCAAATGGAAATATTACAATTCGATTGACCCGCGAAACGTCGCGGAGGGATTCGATCCGGCCAGGCCGGAAATGGGAAGCTATCCTCATATGGTGCAGGGCGATGTCCCGGAAGTCCCGGCCGATGCCAGACTGAAACACGCCGGACCCCTGAAATTGGAAACCTTTAGCGAAAGGGCAGAGCCATGATCAGCAAAAAACTCATCACGGAGCCGGCGGAGGAGCCCGTCACATTGTACGAGGCCAAAAACCATTTATACCTGGATACCTCTCCGCCGACGGCGCACCCGGACGATACGATGATCGAAGGCCTGATCATTGCAGCCAGAGAATGGGCAGAGAGTTTTCAGCAACGCGCGTATATCACCCAGACCTGGGAGATTTACCTGCAGGAATTCCCACAGGATGGAAGCCGGGAAATCCTGCTGCCTTTGCCACCATTGCAATATGTGGTGAGCCTGAGTTATTACGACGGAAGCGCAACCCAGGTGGTAAGTTTTCTGGATCCGAGCGGGACGCCGATGATGGAAACAACAGATTTCATCGTGGACGAGACAACCCAGCCAGGCCGTCTATGTTTGAAGAATGGAGCCAGCTGGCCAACCGCATTAAAACAGAACAAATCGGTGCAGATCCGATACGTGGCGGGATACGGCCTGGCGGCCTCCGTGCCCAAACGTGTAATATCAGCAATCAAGATGAAACTGACGGATTTATACGAAAACCGGGGAGACGCAGAACCGGGTGCAAATTTCGAAAGAGCCGCGCATGCCTTACTATGGCCTAAACGGATCATTCCATTTTAACCAGGCCGGAGACGGCCAAATCGGGAGGAGAGAGAATATGGCAATCACCGCGTACGGGACGCATGTATATGCCAGGGAAGACGGATCGGTCGTGATCGTGCCCGGCGAAGTACCTTATGAGCCTAAACCGGGAGAACGACAAATTGCAGAAGTTATAAATGTCCATCTGGAAATGAATTGCGGAGAAGTGACACGTGCAATAATCGAGTGCTATCCGCGACAGGACACAATTTTGTTTGCTCAGCGGATGGAATTAAGATTTAAAGAATCATTTGATGACAGATCGCGGAAAATCTCATTTGTGCGTTTTGATGACGGGAAAACCTGGTACCCGGAGGATTCTGAACACGACCGGGATCTCCTTTATAAGTTTTTAAATGTGACCAGCGACCTGCCGGAGATCGTGGATCCGCCAAATAATGGACGGCCGCGCAAGATTGAAGGAGAAATAGCCAGGGCGATGAATTACACTCAGGCGGAGCCCACAAAACTCGATCCGAAAGAATGCACAACGGCGGAGCCGGAGGAAACGAAATGATAATGCCAGAGGTCGGGGAGCTGATATACAGCGTCGACATAATGAACGTAACCAAGCCGTTCAAAACCACGGGCGAGGGACAAATCACCTCGTACCTGGTGCGAGGAGCTCGGGCGAAGGTCGAACCAATCGGTGGAAATGCGGTCGATGACACCCAGCAATCCCAGGCCTTTATACAGGGATACAACATCTGGATCCGGTACCGGGACGGCGTGACGCCATTCCAACAGATCCGATGGGAAGGAATAACATTGTTCCAGGTGGCGCCGCCCGAAACGTTCGGTGCGCGCTTTATATTGATCCACGCGCAAACGCAGATCAACCGGAACATTTAACGAGTTGGAGCCGGGACCCCGGCGCCATAAACGAAGCGGATCGGCCTGCAGGCCGAAGCGGCGAATCCCGATCGCCGCGCTCCGCTTCGTTCAACCAATCGGGAGCGAACAGCGACGGGACGCTGAAACCAGAAGGAGAAAGCCATGACTGAAGGCGTTATCGGATTAGGAACGCTGTTAAAGATCGGCGACGGCGAATCCCCAGAGACGTTCGCCGCAATAGCCGAAGTGAAAGACATAACTGGGCCGGGGCTCAGCAGGGAATTTGCCGAGTTCACACACCAGCAATCAGCAAATGGTTATCGCGAATACAAGCCCACCTTTAAGAACTCGGGAGATGTCACCTTTAAAGTGAATTTCATCCCGGACGACACAACGCAGGGATTCGCCGCAGCCGGAGGCCTGATAAAGGACTACGAGGACGGAACCCTGAGATCCTTTGAACTTTTGTTCCCGGACGTTGGAGCCACCAAAGCCTCATTTTCTGCGTATGTGGCTAATTTGCAGCCGACGGCCCCACTGGCAGCCGCGCTGGAAATGAACGTCACGCTTCGAATCACGGGAGCAGTAACCTGGAGCTAAAAAAATGGGCAATAGCCCTTTAACAAAAAACGAAATTCTTAACCGAAAGCCAATACTCAAAGAGGTCGAGATTCCTCAATGGGGTGGCTTTGTCAACATCAGACCGATGACCGTCGCCGAACAGACTAAGCTGGCCGAGCTCGGAACCAAATACGAGAAAGGCAAAACCGTAGAACGGATTAAGGGGATAACCCTGCAGGTGATCAAGTGGACGGTGGTAGACGCCGAAGGCAACCCGCTGTTTTCAGAAGAGGATCTGGACCAGCTGATGCAATCGGACGCCTCGGCGATTATGACGCTGCAGGACGCGATCATCAGTTATAGCGGACTTACGGCCGAGAGCCGCGAGGAGCTGGCAAAAAACTTAAAGAGCCAGGCAGAAGAAGCAAGTTTGTAATAGCCAGACGATTGGGCTGGCGCTCGGTGGAAGAAATGGAGAGGGGGATGTCATTCCGTGAATACCAGGAATGGATCATCCTCCTCAACGCCGAGGAAGACGAAAAAGCTTCGGGGACGGCCGGCCGCGCAGGATCCGGAAACGGGAGCGGTGCTGCCTGGCAAAATCAAATGGCAATGATGAAGATGATCTCGCTGAAACAACAGATTGCGGATGCGGGAAAGAGAAAGAAAAACAATGGCCGGAATTGAAATGAAGGGATTCGAGAACTTAAAAAGGGAAGTTGCAGGATTCGCCAAAGCCGTCCAAGAAAACGCCCTGGTCGCGTGCGAGGACGCCGCGGCCAAATCCGTAGTCGCGATAATTAGAGGAGCCGCACCGAGAGATACCGGGGATCTGGCAAAAAGTATTAGAGTCGTTGAAAGCAAAGACAAGAAAGCCCTGGTCGGTGGCGGACGGCGGAGATTGCTAATCGGGCCGACCAGAAAAAAAGGATTCGAGGATTACGGCTATCTTGTGGATCATGGATGGAAACACCCGAAGGGCCCGCGCGTCATAATGAAAACCAGGCGCGGCCGAACTATAGTCACCGGAAGACGGGCCCGAGGAGCAAGCGGAGGTACTCATTCACAGCGCGGAGTCCAGGGATTCAATCAAGTAGCGGGGACCAGCTGGTTCACAAATCTGGCTCCGAGGATGGAGTCCGCGGCCAGAGCCGCCGGGATCGCTGTGTTTAATGACCGGATGAAACAGATCATCGGATAGGGAGTCGAGATGTCCATCTCAAGATTATTTTTTGAAATCAGTGGTGATTCATCCAAACTGAAGACAGCCCTGGACGAATGTGTCGATAGAGCAGAAAAGGCCGGAGTAAACATGTCGGCCGCTGGACGCCGTTTTGTTGACGCATTCAACGATGCACAAAATCCCACCAAAAGACTCACCGAACAAATCACCCTCCTCGAAAAAGCTGGAAAAAACCAAGCTGAAATAATGAAAGTAATGAGCACCCAGATCGATAGCGCAACTAAGGCCGCAAAAGCCATGGGCGCGCCGATTGACGATCTGGTCAAAAAATACACATCACTTTCATCCGAAATGAAATCCGCCGGCGAACATTTCATGTCAACCGGAAAAAACATGTCGATGTACGTGACGGCTCCATTAGTGGCGATCGGAGGAGCTGCCATGAAGGCCGCACAGGATTACCACGAAGGAATCAATAAAATCCGCGCGGGAACGGGCGCGACCGGAGATGCGCTAAAAACACTGACCGCGGATCTGTCGGCCGTGTGGGGAGAGATACCGGATTCGGCTGGGAAAGTTGGTCAGGCAATAGCGGAATTAAATTCCAGATTGGGAACCACAGGAAAGCCCCTGCAGGAAATGGCCACACAAATGCTCAACCTGGCCAGGATGACCGGATCCGATACCGGGCCGATCATTGCGGCAGCCACAAGAACATTCGGAGATTGGTCTATCGCCACGGATAAGCAAAGCGAGGCGATGGACTATTTGTTTAAAACCAGCCAGAAAACAGGAATCAAAATACAAAACCTGATGGAGATTGTCGTCCAGTTTGGCGCCCCAATGCGATCACTCGGATTCTCATTTGAGCAAGCCGCGGCCCTGATGGGCAAATGGGAAAAAGAAGGCGTCAACATGGAGACGGTCCTCTCCGGGCTCAGATTTGCGCTTGGAAACATGGCAAAATCCGGAGCCGACCCGGTACAGACCCTGCAGGCAGTGACAAACGCAATTAAGAACGCGGGATCCCAATCGGAAGCCACAGCCATCGCCTTCCAGATGTTCGGAAAAAGGGCCGCGGTCGATATGGGGAGAGCGATAATTGAAGGACGTTTCAACATTGAGGACCTGATCAAATCGATTTCAACTTCGAAAGATACGATCAACGAGGCCGAGGAATCAACCAAGACATTCGGCGAACGGATGCACGAACTGCAGCAAAAGACGGAGAAGGCCCTGGTTCCAATAGGAGAAAAGCTATTGGAAGCATTGGTTAAATTGCAACCGTTGTTGATAGCCGGGACAGAGCGACTCGCGTCGATGACGCAATCATTCTCCGAATTGGATCCCTGGGTGCAGAAATCATTGATCGGCCTGGTGGCGGCCGTCGCCGCGATCGGCCCGCTTTCATATTCGATCGGCGCCATTATCAAGGGAGCCGGAAGCCTGATTGGAGTCATGGGCGGAACAAGCGGCCTGGTCGGAATTTTGGCGAATGTAGGTAAAGCTGCCTCCGTAGCGGGTGCAGCGTTCGCCGGGTGGGAAATAGGGAGATGGATAGCCCAGTTGTTCGATTTAGATAAAAAACTGGAAAACGTGTGGAAGTCCATTGGTTTGTTCCAGGGAGCGATAAAGGATTCGGCCAAGGCTGGGGAATTAACAGCCATGAAATTGTATTCCAACCTGATGGAAAAGTATTCCGAGGACCTCAAAAGGATGAACCTCGACATTTCACGAGGAGGTTCAAGCCTGCAGGAATGGAACGACCGGATGCTCAAAGCTGCAGCTGCAGTCGGCGCCGTCAATACACCGACGAAACAGGCCGCGGCCGCGGTGGCGGACCTGAATAAGAATACAACAGGAACAGGAGGAGGCCTGGATCTGTTAAATAAAGAATTAAAAAAGATGAGGGAGGACCTCGAGAAAGCGAGCCGTCCTGCTGATGTTTTAGCGGGCGAAATGAAAAAGTTAATCGATGCGCATGCGCCGATGAAACAAGTTATGGCCGCATTTGGCGTCCAGCTGGTGAACGCCGCCGACAAACAAACAGAACTCGGCATGAAGATGAACCCGGCCACCCTGGCCTTATACAAACAGGCCGCGGCCTTTAAATCGGATATCGATGCCAGTAAGGCCTTTGACCAATCAATGTCGGCCGCACAGGATTCGGCGCAAAAATCAATTGCAGCCTGGATTAAGTCGATGGAAAAACAGGCTGACGATCTGAAAAAAGTAGCCGAAATTCAGAGTGGCATTGATGAACTGCACGCTAAAAATAAAATCGATGAGTTGGAAATTCAGAAACAACTGATCGATATGCAGAAACCGAAAGACGCCGCGGACAGAGAACGCATAGAGAGAGAAAGAGACCACATCGAGTACACGATCGATGCTGAGGAAATCAGGAATAAGTATGTAAAACAACGCCTGGACATTTACGAGAAGATTAAGAATCTGGATCCGGCCGGAGAAGCTTACAAAAACGCAAGAAAAGCATTGGACGATCTGGACACGGCCGAGAAAGAGGCGATGGACAACCTGGCCAATAGACAGGGAGTCGCCGTCATTAAACGACACCAGGATGAATACCAGAAGATGATCGAGGGGATCCGGAGCGGAGCCGGCGAAGTTTTTGACACAATCCTCTCGCGAGGGAAAGATGCTTTTTCGGCCCTGAAGGATTGGCTGCAACAGACGTTTATGAACAGCCTGCGCACGATGTTCCAGAATTTAATGACATCAATCGTGACCGGAAGTAAAACGAGCCTTTCAGGAATCCTCGCCGGCGCGATCCCCGGAATGGGAGGAGGACAGAGCGGACAAGGAGGATTTCAAATCCCAGGATTGGGAGACTGGGGAAACATATTCGGTGGCGGAGATGAAGGCGATGCCGACCGCGTAGCTCAATTGCAAAAAATTATGGGTGGCGGCGAAGTGTTCACCGCACCAAGTAAAGGAATTTTCGGTGTGGGAGGACAAGCCGGAGGCCTGATCCAAAGCGGATTGTTCATGGGTGGAAGTATGGCCCTGATGGATTCATTCAGCCAGAAGGGAGTACGCGGATGGATCGAAGGGATCGGAGGCGGAGCCGCTATGGGCGCCGCACTCGGATCGGTTATTCCGGGATTAGGGACGGCGCTGGGAGCCGCGATCGGAGCCGCGGTCGGAGGCCTGACTCAGGGAGTAAAATCTCTCATTAGTGCGGCACAGGGGAAAACCAACCAACAGGCAGGCGTCGGCGAAATCTCCCGAGATTACGGTGGCGTGAAAATGACCGAGGACGAATACACCCAAATGACATCGTCGTTCGGATTTGATCCCAATAGCGGATCCCTGTGGAAGGCGCGCGGATCGGTGAATGCCTCTCCACAAATGCTGGCCAAAATGTATGAACTGGCCAAGTCTCAAGGGAAAACCGATGATTTCATGGGGAGGATGAACAACTGGCTGACATACACCGGGCCGAAAGGGGATGCGGCCAATGCCCTACAGATTGGCGCTTTAACCGGAGATTGGGAAAAGCTAAACAACTTGTGGAAGCAATCCCAATATTACAACGATCTGGTAAACCGCGGACTGAAGGAACAGGCCGACAACATGATGGTGGGAGGAGAAGCGGCAAGTAAATTACTGGACGCCTACGTGAACCTGCGCAAGGGAATCAAGGATTCGGTGACAGATCCCATGACGGAGGCAATAGCAAAATTTCAGGAAGCCGGGACCATAACCGACGAACTGAGGAAATCCATAGTGTCCTTCGGCGGAGATATAGCGAAGTTTGAGAAGGCCGCGAATTTGATGCAGGTGAATACCTACTTTCAGGAAATGGTCGACACCTTCAGGCAGACCGGAGAATTGATGCCGGACCTGGTAAAAATGGCGGGAGAGTACGGCGCCAACATGGAAACGCTGGCGGACGCCACGGATAAAATGACCCAGCTGAGGCGGACGGCCACCACGGTCACCGGCCTGCAAGGGAACCTGCAAAGTATGATGGCGGAGTTTGATCCCCTCCAACAATTGATGGAAGGACAATGGAACACGAAAATAGAAGCGGCCCTGAAGGGAGCCGGGCTGGATCCGACAAAATTCTCAACCCTGGCCGGCGCGATAAGCGGACGGGGAAAATGGGATTCAATCAGCCAGAACGCCCTGCAGGGAGGAATCATCAACAAAGACCTGCAGGACGCGCTGCGTCAGTTTGGAGGCGAAGAGGGACAACTGGCCTTAGAGATGTATCAGCAAGGATTCAATACGTTGACCCAGGAACTCCTGGATAAAACAAAGGCGGAAATGGACCGCACCTACGAGGAGAAAATCCAGGATGCCCTCTCCTATTTGGGAACCGTTGGCGACGAAACAAATGACCAGATAGATGTTCTGACAAAAACGGTCGAGGACCAGCTGACGATCGCATCTGATAATTTACAAGCGGCATTGAATACGGCGAAGGAAGCCTTAATCGATGTGCTGGACAACATTTTGATCGCCATAAGTAATACGGAGAACGGAACCGGCGGAACAGGCCGAACCGCTATCCCAAATATCCTTAGTCCGATCGGGAACGTCCAAAATTTGGGCGCGGCCGTGGGAGAAGCCTTCGGAAACCTCATCGAAGGTTCGGGAATCGCGGAGGCAATACCAAAACTCGCCGATGGCGGATTAATACTTAAAAGAGGAATAGCGATCGTCGACAAGGGAGAACGATTTGATGGCGGAAAGGGATTCGGGAGTGGGACCCAACTGACAATCAACGGCGGAATATTTCTGGATTGGGCCGGATTCGTCAACAGCGTCCGCCAGGCGGGAGTTGAACTGAATGTGAGGAGCCTCGCATGACGGTATATGCCGATTACCAATACCTGGTCGATTGGGAAGGGGACGGATTATACGCACACGAGTACTCCGATATTTCCGACCTGGTCCTAAACGCTTCATTTCAGCGCGGGACACAGGAAGGGATACCATTTCAGGCCGGAGCCGGAGCGATCTCGGTCAAACTTGACAATTCATCCGGGATCTTCTCACCCGATGATGAGGCCGGGCCCCTTTACGGGAAAGTAATCCCTTTTTTGCGGATCCGGATGATCATGAGCGTGAACGGGACGCCAGCCTACCTGTTCACCGGATTTTTAGAGAGCATTGATCCAACCGTCGGAATGCCCGTAGGGATTTCAACAGCCGACCTCCGGGCCTTTGGCATAATTGCAATGCTGCAGGACGCGGAAGCCAGCCTGGAAATGGTCGAGAACACATCCACCTGCTGGATAGCCGGCGCCCTGTTTACCGCGGCCGGGATCGGGGCCGGAGATTTCGATGTAGACCTCGGTCAATCGACCGTGGCGAAGTATTGGAAAAAGGCCGGATCCAACCTGATGAATTGCGTCAGGGAAATGGAGGCGGAGGAGCTCGGCCACCTGGTGGAGACCCCGGAGGGGAAAGCGCATCTCTGGGACAGGGCCCATTATTTCACGGACCCGCGATCGAGTGTGGTGCAGGCGACCTACGGAACCGGGACGCTGAACATTTGGAAGTTGAAACGGCTCAATTCCCTGCGCGGGATTTTCAATTCAGCCTCGGCCGAAATAAAGACCTTCAACAAGACAGCCCTGGACATCCTGCTGCTGACCATTACCGACGTGCCGAATGGCCAGGGCGGGAAACCGCTGATCGTGCCAGCCGGCGGATCCCTTTCCATCCTTTTCGATTTCCCAGGAGCCGGGAGCCCGAGCGAGTATATCGGCGTCGAGGAGTGGGGAATTGTCGACTACCAGGGGAATTCTTCGGCCGACGGGACCGGGACGGACCTGACCTCCGATCTGAGCGAAACGACCAGGTCCGAATTAGGACCTCGCCTGCAGGTGGTTTTTCATAACGCGGCAGCACAGGATGCACATCTTACGGTCCTCCGGGCCCACGGGGTGGCCACGGTCGAGGGCGATCCCCTCCCGTTGATTTCTGAAGCCACCGCGGATCCATCAGGACCAGCATCAATCACCCGATATGGACGGAGATCCTACCCATACTCTTTCAATTGGTCGACGGACGCGGACGATTGCCAGGCAAAATTGGATTATGTTGTAGCGCAATATAAAGATCCGAGGCCGCGGATTTCATTCGAGGTTATAGGGAATTATGATGAGAACCACCTCCTCGAATGCCAGACCAGGCGCGAGGGCGATCGGATCCGGGTGGTGGCCGGAGAAGACTTCGGATTAATGCTGGACGAGGAGTTTATCGTCGACGCCGTGGCCCACCAGGTGGGGAACGACCGCCTGCATGTTATGACGCTTTATTGCACGCAGGCCCCAGCCTCGCAGCTGCTGGCGGATGGTACAGTGCGGGTGCCCAACGAGATATCGCCGGACACTTTGGAAATGCCGGACCAGTTATGGACGGTGGGAGTCGCCCTGCCGTCGGTCCAGGGATCGCCGCCGGACACGAGTATCGGATGCATCCTGATCATTTGCGGAGCGAACAAATGGAACGCCGACATAGATGAGGCGGAGGTCCGCGCGAAATGGCTGGCGGCCGGCGCGAGTGTTAAAAGCGTAGACCTGCGAACTGCAGGCGAAGGTGGGACATTTGCCGACAACGGAACAACCCAGATTATTCACACGGGCCTGTTTGCAGATTGGCAGGGATTGAGACATCAATTCTTTTATGGGCCATACGAGGGAATCTGGTATTTTGCAGTTAGATTAAAGAACGCAGCCGGGTGGAGTAATTGGACAGACGGAAACCGCAACCCGCAATATGTAACCGATTGCGTAGATACCAACGTAAAGGAATTAGTCGACACCGGGCCCCCGGATGATTGGGACATAACGCTGCGCCAGGGAGTGCAAGAAGGAACCTGCGTGGTGATGGCGACCAGGCCGAAGTACAACGGCAACCGGATCATGAGCGTAACATTCCAGATCCGGGACGTGGGAGCCGGCGCATGGCGGGAATTGGACGATGACCTGGGAGCGGCCAAAACCCTGTACGATGGATCGGACACAGACCACATATACGATCCGACAACCGGGACGCTGACAAAAGCCTCGGGGACTTATGATTCGGCCGTCGGGGTGGGAGGCCTGCTGCTGATTGATGTGCGCCAAGGGAATTTTAACCACATGTGCTGCGTTTGGAGGCCGTTGTCGGCCGACCAGCTGGACGGGGAGACAATCACCGGGATCCAGCCATTCCCGTTCGCCTTTGCGCAAACCGACGATGGAGTTTTTACACGAGTAAGATGCAAGATCGTCCGGACGCCGGCAAACTGGAATAATTATGAACCCGCGGCGAACAACGATGGATTCCAATCTGAATCCGGATACAGGTCGAGTAATTTTGTGATTGGCGGAATGGTCGGGGACCTGGACACGGACACATTCCTGAGCCCACCAATCCCGATACCCGAGGGCCTGGTAATCGCCGACCTCGAGGCGCGCGTCTGGTTTGAAAATCTATACAGCGTTTCAGATGACGAGAACCACGAAACCACGATCGTGGACGCCGCGAGCCTGGCGATCATTCCGGTTGTTTTTGAAGCGACAGCCCATGGGATATCACCGGCGGCGCCGATCGCGGGCGAATGGAAAATGATCAGAATCCCGTCGAAAATGTTCATCGCCGGCGTGACCGTGCTGGCGGACGTCGCCGGAGATTGCGAATGGGACATTCGGAAATGCACGTATGACGCCTACCCGGCCGTATTGGGAAATTCAATAGTGGGAGCTACGCCGCCGGCGCTGGACGCCGTATCCAAATACCAGGATTTCACCCTAAGCGATTGGACCAGAGGTCTGGAACAGGGCGACTGCCTGGTGTTCTTTTTGCAGCCGGGAGCGACCGGAATCAACCAGGTGACAATTTCAATTTTTTGCTCATTGGCAGTGACAATCGGAAAACAAACAACGCCCGGAACCGATGCAATGCCTAAGCCCTGGGCCTATTGGCCGATGGACGAGGTATCAACATTCGTAGTGCCCAACGCACCGGCGATCTGGGGAGGAGCCGCCGGCGGAATTCTAACAGGTCAATACCTTTGGGTGAGACAGACATTTCAGCTTGAAGGCGATGTCGAGAGCCTGGCTAATGGGGATATTTACGGCCCGATTTATATTCCTCCAGGAGTCGATCTCCGGGCCTTTTGGAAAACACCACTGCGAACGGTGAATATTGGAAGTTGGGAAGGAGGCGGATCCGGAACTTTATTTTATGACGATTCATACGCCCTGGCCAACGTGAGAGTCATCGGCTACAAAATTTATACGAATTCAGTCGGAGGAGGACCAGTAGGAATAAAAGGCTGGCAGGCGATCTATCGAGATTCGGCCGGCGTGACAACTTACGGGCCGGTAAGAGGAACAACCTCGGGCGAGACAGAAAGCCAGTTCCTGCTCGGGGATAACGAATACATTACCCAAGTCAAAGGCTATAGGAATGGAGATACGTCATTCCAGAACAAAATCTATCAATTGGAATTCGTGACCAACACCGGTTCGCATGTTTATGGGACGGCCTACGGAACGGCCTTCACTCTGACGATCCCGGCGGCCGTGCTCTCCGGCGGATACCAGTTTGCCGGACTTTATGGAAGTTATGCAGCGGACCCGAAAGCGATCCGCAAGGTCGGGATCCTTTATTTCACAGACACCTGGACGGAACCGACGCCAACGCCGGACGGCGTGATCGGGTGGAATTTCTACACGAGCGAGGACGGTCTTAACTTTTCGAAGAAAAACCTGACCGGAGGAGTAATCCTGCTGAATGAAGTTTTCACATATCCGGAAGTTTAGAGGGAAAAAATGGTAAACAATTTTGCAGCGGATTCAAGATGTATATCGGTTTTTAATTTCGAGAGCGGAGCCTTAGAGAACGACAGCAAGGGCGGCATTGTTCTGACAAATGTTAATGGCGCGATCGCCGATGCGGTGGATTTCAAACAGGGATTATCCTCCGTGGATCTTGAACGAAGTTCTGCACAATATTTCTCCGTTGCGGATGCTGCCTTGCCTGCTGGATTTCCGGGAAAGAATGGTGGAGCAAGCCCGGTCAATTTTGGAATCGCATTTTGGTTTAAACCGGAAGCAACGAACCTAGAAGAATTTATATACTATAAATCAGTTAATATGAGACTCGGTTTCGGCAGCTCCACTATGTATTTTCACACATATTTAAGTTCCGGCGTACCATTGATTTCAGTCAATGGACTTTTGGGAATTTGGTGTCACTTTGCGTTTTCGTTCGATGGAAGTACAGGCTATTATTATGGGAGATTGTATAATGCAAACACCAAGCGAGACTCGACATTTGATGGATTGGTGCGTTCAACTTATGTTTGGACGCCGAATTCATCGGCTTTATTAATTGGTTCAAACGGAACCAGTTCTCATTATGATGGAAAACTGGACGAATTAGTTATTTTCAACGACACAATAACCCTGACAGAAATGCAAGAAATTCAGGAAGGATGCTTTCCTTCCGCACCACCGGAGGCCATCCCAGGAGGCGTTGTTTCAGGTTGTGTTTCAAGATACAAATTTGACAATGCACTTCTTCCAGGTTTTGATACTCAAGGAAATAATCATTTATTGAAAGCCTATGCTCATGGAGGGAGTGCAACTTATGGTTATGCATCTATAAAGGCTGACACGGTAAATTTTAAACAGGGAACACAATCTGCTTTGTTCAACAAAACAGCTTATTTAGGATTGCAAGATGCTGATCTGTCTAGCGATTTTCCTTTCAAATTGGAGGGTGTAGAACGAACGATATCAATAGCAACTTGGTTTAAATTAACCGCGATCACAGGAAATCGCACATTGTTTACAAAGGGAAGATATTACACAGGAGGCGATCCAAAATTCTATCGGATGGGTTTCAGGATTGGCCTTGAATCTGGAGTTTTAAAATTATACATCCAACACGGAACATACGGCCAGACAACAGAATCAATAACCCTATTTTCAGGTTTGGTAGCAGGGCGATGGTATCACTTTGCACTGTCCTACGATGTGGCGACAAAGGCTTATTATGCCGAATTATGGGATGATACGGCCTCGACGGAATCAACTGTTGGACCTGCGGCTTCCACGTACACGCTTGCCATCATAGCTGAGAGGATCTCAATAGGCGGCCAGGACAACGCAGACCAGTGTTGGAATGGCCAGATGGATGAATTCCTGATTTTTAAAGATGCTCTCACCGCAACCGAGATGGCTGATATCAGAGCGGGAACTTATGCTTATTTGACTGACGCCAACTGCGTGGCTGCTTATTTATTTGAACTGGAATATTATTTAGGATTCAACAGCAGAACTGCCTATAACAATTTGTGGGTTTCTGAATACCCGACCGCCATTGACACAGACATCCGGAAACAAGGATCGAATGCATGTCTTGTAAATCTAGTTTCATCAGATCATACGGCTTTATTGCTTCCAGAGGATAAGTTAAGTTCAGGTTTTCCATTTAAAACAGGAGAATCAAATAACAAACTTGCTTTGGCCTTCTGGTTTAATACGCTGGACATCCCATCAACAACAAACTATTACAAATTCATTTGTGGCAAGGGTGATTTTTACGGCACAAGAGCAATTGCTTGGTCTATTATTTTTTATAGGACTGCAACAGAGAATCAATTGAGGCTACGTGCTGGTTATGATGGAAGTGGAACAACTAAATTTGACACGGTTCTATATAATGCAATTGTTCTTAATCAATATTATCACTTCGCTTTTTCTTATGACGCCGATGACAATTCCTATATTCTTAGGATTTGGGATGACGTGGCCCAAGCTTATGTCGTTGATACGACAGGGACGCTCACTCACACAATAGATAGCGCTGGTCCGACAACTGGAGGTTTTTGCATAGGATGTACTCCTTATGACGGAACGATGGGACCAGACAATGATTGGACCTTCGCCGGATTCCTGGATGACTTCTATGTTTTCAACACAAAGAAATCGGCAAACGATTTATACCTTTGCCGGATCGGATCCGTCCCGGCGCCAACCGAGGTCCGACAAACGCGTGAAGATATTTCTGGATACGATCGGGATTTGAGCGACACCGGAACTGATCCCACCGGAAACGTCCAAGGGAAAATAGCCAACGCTTCATATTTCAGCGGATCGGGAGAACAACTGCTGACTTTGAACTCGGCCCCGGACCTGACCGCGGACGCGGAATTCACAGTAGCCGTCCGCGTAAAAATGCATGCCTCTGCAACACCCGGATCCGATACAGAATGGCATTTTACCATCGGCGATCTCGAGGTAAAGATAGGAATAAAGAACGGACAGACCGCGGGATTTGTCTCGGCGACAACACCGAGCCTGACGTGCTCAACCGGGAATATTCTGACCCAGGACCGCTGGTGGTTTATTGTTATTTATTTTGATACCTCCGGTCTGTATATTGAGGTCGATGACACGGACGAGGCCTCGGACGCCGGAGCGAGTACAGGAATTGTAGCGCCGGCCGCCGGGATAGAGGCCGGATTGGATGCAGCCGGAGTGGTGGCGTTTTCAATTGATGAACTTGGTTTATGGGTAGGAGATAACGCTTTGAGCGCAGCACAGAGAACCGTTCTTTATTCAGGAAACTACGGACAGAGGCCGTCATTCGCATGACGGTATAATCCCAGGAGGATGCAGAGAATGAACGAGCATGAAGCGGAAACCAATCACGAAGGCAATGGCACAACTGATTTTAGAATTTCGGTTATTTCCCAATTGGTGGCTTTGAACAAAGGACAGGACGAAATCTGTAATAAACTGGATAAGGCAAATGGAAACATTGATGAACTTTTTAAAAAGGCCGAACGAGGAGCCATCGCCCTGAAAGACCACATAATCGAATGCCCAAAGACAACGATAATAGAAACGCTGCGCCTGCGCCTGGAAGTGTTGGACAAAGAAATCGCCCTGGGAAATCATCCAGGATCCCGAGAAATGGTTAAACGGGTGGAAGACCTGGAACGGTCCACAACCGCACAGGAGGAAAATAAAAAGTTTAGCCGTTTCTGGCTGGCCATCCTGATCCCAATTCTTTCCGGGGCCGGAGGAGCTTTGTTAATGTACGTGATAGAGGCCGCGAAACGCTTTCCACCAAAATAAGAATAAGGGACCGGAATGCCAAACAAAGACAAGTCGGTGTTATATCCCAAATTCGCAGATCAACTTGGAGATTTCGAATCCAGACTGGTGGTCGCGCGATTGCCTTTTTATTTATTCATGGGCCTTCGGACCTGGGCGGAACAAGCCGAACTATGGGCCCAGGGCCGGACGCGACCGGGTAAGATTGTGACGAAGGCCCAGCCCGGAGACTCGCTGCACAATTATGGGATTGCGACCGATTACGTCTTGGATGGGATGATCGAGAAGCCAGGCGTCCAATGGTCCTGGGAAATCAAGGCCGATCTAAATCACGACGGCCGAAACGACTGGGTACAGATGGCGGAGATCGCCAAGGCCTGCGGCCTCGAGGCAGGATTCTTCTGGAAAAAATTCCCTGACGCACCACACGTTCAGAACGCCTATGGCCTTAAGCTGGCCGAGATCAAAGCCATTTATGCTGATGCAAAAGGAAACCTGCAAGCCGTGTGGGACGAACTAGACGCGGCATAGGAGAACAGGATGCAAGATCTGGTGATTAAATATTTACAGGCCCACCCGCGCGCTTTATTTGCAATCTGGATTTTAGCGGCGATCGGAGCCTGGGTGATCAACCTGCCAAATTGGCAAGAGGCCTGCACTACTCAGGCCGTCGGGAGTTTATTGTTAGGATTGGCGGCCGTCGGCGGAGCCGGCGGAGCGGCCTCCATTTTTTCTAAAATCAACATCCCTCCAACAAACGGAGGCGGAGCCGGGAAGGATAAAGGAGGAAGTGCATGAGGATGTTCAACTACAGGATTTTAGGGATTGCGGCATTGATGGCCATGATCCTGTGCATGATGGCGTGCGATGACAACGAAATTCATAAAGCGGCCAGCGCGATGAACAAGGTGTCAATCGCCGTCGGGGAAGTTCAAAAAGTAACAATTTCGATGTCGGATCAAAACCTAATACCGAGAGACACGGCCGACAAAATCGTTGGCGTTTGCATGCGGGCCTCAATCGCGGGCAAGGAAATAGATAAGATTCTCCGCACCATTCAGGCATTGGACCAGACGAGCCGGAAAGACATCGTCGGCCTGCTGCAGAAAATAAGTGCAGATTTTGATCCGCAGGCCTTGGAATTTGTGGCCGGGATTAAAAACGAATCGGCAAAGCAAAAGATCGAGGGAACGCTGGTCGTCATGCGATCGGCGCTGGCCTCCGTGCAATTGATTGTGGCGACAGGAGGATAAGGTGGCGGAGCCAAACAAAACGATTAAGAACGCGATCGACATCATCAACATGATCAACACCGGGGCCCAGGTGGCCGCGGATTTAATTCTGCTAATCCGGAGGAATGACGGATCAATCGGCGTCGTTGCATTGTTGGATGAGAACGATGCCAACTTCGACGCAAACTTGAAAGCGGCGACCGAATGGCGAGCAAAACAATCAGTCAGTTAATTCATTGGGCCGGGATCCTGATTCTTATATTTTTCATAACCAGGACCGGGACCCCGGCCGAGGTTTCCCTGGCATGGGATGCGAGTATATCGGAAAACATAGCCGGATATAAAGTTTATGTCGGGACCGCGACCCGGACTTACACCGCACCGATCACGGTCGGGAATCAAACCACCTATACCGTCGAGGGCCTGAAACCGGGAACCTTCTACTTCGCGGTGACCGCCTTCAACGCCGCCGGCGACGAAAGCGATTTCTCGAACGAAGTAAATACCACGATCGCCGGAGGCGCACCGAGCCCTCCACCCTTGCACATCCCAACGATACCGACGATCGGCCCGGTAATTTCATGGCAGGCAGTAGTCGCCATTGGGTTAAATTCGGCGACCATTGCATGGCAGACGAGCGAGGAATGCTCCGGCTCCCTTTATTTTGGGATTGACGAGGTAAACTTGCAGGGGAAAATAAGTAACAACCAGGGAACGACAGCCCACCTGGTGAATATCACCGCGCTGACCAGGCGGACGCGATACGTTTACCAATTACGAGGGGTGTGCGGAACGACGATCGTACAAAGTTCCTTTTTCAGCTTCAATACCAAGAATTAACATGGCGGAGGCCGCGGATGCGCAACGAACTGGGCCGAATCATAAAATTAGTCATTGCAAGTATCGGCCCGGATCTGCGAATGTTGAGAATAGTTAATGAAAAATTGCTGGTGAAAATAAACCGATTGGAGGATTTAATTATGGGAACAAAGTCAGCCCTGCAGGAGATGGCCGATCAGATCGGACAACTTCGAACGCAGATCAGCGGGAACATTGAGAACATCGCTAAGGACATTGAAGGCCTGACGGCCCAGCTGGCCGGAGCCGCGACACCGGAGGACGTCCAGAATATACTGAAACCACAGGTCGATGCCCTGAGAGCCCTGGCGGAATCCGCGCAGAAAACTGCCGACATCGTTCCGGAGACGCCGGCGGAGCCCGTACCGGGAGAACTTTAAAAGGAAAGGGGAGGTCCGGGACAGCCCGGACCCCCTGTAATTATTTGTGGGATTTGAACTGCAGGAACGAAGCCGGGCGCCTCCCGAGGATTGCGGAAGCGATCTCGGAGCCGGATCGCTGTGAAGCCTTCAAGAGAATAAAATCCGTACACCCTCCCCGACAGACTCCAGAATCAATAGCCGGATTGCACAGAACCGAATGAAGCCCGGCGAAGTAACATTCCTCAATTCTGCCGTTTGATCTTTTAACCCGCATGACAGCCTCCGCTTAAGTACACACGAAAATGACATTGACGCCCTTGGACGCTGCCAGGATCCGGGCCGATTTCCGGGCCTCGGTAAAGGTGCCGGATCGGCCGGGTAAAAGATGATCCAGGTAGTCCTGCCGCACGCGCGGATCAACCGTGCAAAAAAGCCAGCCACCGCGGCCGCGAGGGGAATGCCCATAACGGGTGCAATATTCCTGATCGTCAACATAAACGCGTTTCGATTTGTTATTCATTGTCATCTCCAGAAAAAACCACACGAGCGAAATCGATGCAAACCCAGGACCGGCCGGAGCGAACGTACACCGAGGCCTTCCCGAGTTTGAAACAGGTAACATTCTTGTAGGTGGTCGCGCGGGTATGGGTGACAACCTCAACAACGCCACCCTGGGAGAAACAAGATGCGATCGCCGAAAACAAACGGCGCGCTATTTGAATTCGAAGGAAGCGACCTGGGATCATTTGCTCATTGGTGATCATTGCCTTTTTTCTCCTTGATAATAGACTTATCGGCGATCCGAAAAATAACTTTAGAAAAAAAACAAACTATTCGAGAAGCCCAGCCCGGAGAAGTTAGCCGTTGAAATAGCCCAATGTTTCTCCGCGCAATGGGCGCCAGCCGACGTGCTCGGTGGAAACGCGATCGACTGCGCGTCTTTGGGCCAGAGTGAGCCGGGCCGGACAGCCCTGGCCGCGGGCCGGAGTTTGAGACGAGTATATCGAGCCGCCGAATTCGAGTTTTCGAGATAAACGGCGCATGTCCTTAATATAGGTAGAATCCGCCATAAAAAGCCCTCCTTTCTAAGATTAGGCCCAAACAATGGAGGCGCCGGATTTGGAGGCCTCCAAACACATAGCCAAAAGAACATCAACATAACGGGAAACCTGATCGAACGATCGGCCATATTCGATGACGCGCGGACCCGGACCCGGAGCCGGATCCTCGTAGTCCTCGCAAGTGCGCTCGGCGATCGCCGCCGGGCGATTCTTGATTTTTACCAGCCGGCGCGCGATGTCCGGGATCGAGCTGGCCGGGATCGTGCCCGAAGTCAAATCGGCCCCGTCCAGGCCCATAAGGGAAAGGACCGCGGGTGCATTGCCCTCGGCCACATTAAGAGACCGGGCCTCCCGGATGATTGCCTGACCGATGATTTGATAAAAGGTAACGCTCATGGACCCCTCGATTTCAGATTTCTAACAAAAGGCCGCTTAAACAAAGAGCCGTAAAATCGTTCACGGACATCTCGGGCGAAACAACCTGCAGGAATTCAAGACCGTTATTGTCGGCAACCAGCCACATAGTGCTGTCCTCGGCCATAACCTGCATGCCGGATCCGCCAGCGACGATCGTCATGCCACAACCCTCAACGGAAAAATGACCGATGAAAGGTCGGCTACCATTGGCGAAATCCTCTGCACCGGCGAAAGCCTCCAGATCGATATCGGTCGCACGTTTTAAAGTAACCATTTCAGCCTCCAGATTTTTGTTTTGCGTTTTCTCGTTCATGATAGCCTTATCGGCCGTGCGGGCCGGAACTTTAGTTTTTATTTTCGATCGGACAAAGGAAGGTCGATCCGGATCCCGGTCGAGTAGCCTTCCAGGTACATGGGCTCGACAACCAAGTAGCCAACACGGCCGGAAGGGCCGGGACCGAATCCAGGGACATTCGCCATTCGCAATTCCCGGCCACCAAAGCCGCGGACAAGTAGCGGAATGCCAGCGAAGGATCCGCGAGTGGGGACTACAACGTCGCCGATGCCAACACCCTTCCCGGCCGCGGGAATTCTGGAATCATGGGCCTGCAGACCGGCGGCCTCTAAGGTTTTGGCGATACGGCCTTCCGCGTCCAGGTGAAAGAAACGGCCGATGCCCTCGGCCGTCATCCCGTATTGTTTCACCAGCTGGTCCGCGTTTAATTTTGCGTTTTTCATTGCCTTTTCCTCCATGGTTATCTCATCGGCCGGAGCCGAAAAACCTTTAATAAAAAAGTGCTTTTTTTAGGGGAGAGTTATGAAATCCCGGCCGGAGGAAACGGTCCCGCAAATTTCGAATTCAACTTCCGCCGGGCCATAAACGTCTTTTCCTGAAGCGACGTCAATGTCTTTCAATTCCCGCATTTTTGGAGCCATGAGCCAACAACCGTTCGGAGTTATGCCCGCGGCGAACAAACGCCAATAGCCGGCTCCCGTTCTGTAAAGATTCCGGCCCACTTTTTCAAACGCGTCAATTTGATTTGGCTGAGTCATCGTTTTTTCCTCCATGATTACCTTATCGACCAGGCGCAAAAGAACTTTAAATAATAATTGAGATTTATGCAAAATAGTGATGGACAGGGCCTCCGGGCCCGATCTATGATCCGGATCGTTGGGTGGACGGCTTAGGCGCACCGGAAAACGCCAAAGCAAAAAACCTAAAGAAAATTAGAACCAGCGCCGATAACGGATGCGACCACAGGAGGCCACCGACATGAGCGCACGCACACAAGATACAATCATCAACCAATCCATAGAGACAGAGCCAGGCGTATACTACGCGGCCGAATCAGAACACGGCTGGGGAGTCGCCCTTAACGGCCGAATCATTCTCCGGGAGGATGGGGACAGGGACGCGGCCGAGGGGATCGCCCGGATGCTCAACCAATTTGTCGACGATGAGGATTACCTCGCCGATTTCCCAAAAAAACAGTAAAGAGTTTCGGCCTGAAATCCGATAAGGTAATCAAGAGGACAGAAAACATGAGAAACCAAAACGGAAACAAAAACGAGAGCCCAGCGAACACGAGAAAAACCTTTTACCAGGATGCCGACGGAACAGGCCTTTATGAGATCCGGTTCAGCTACAAACAGACAATACCGGGATCCGGCTTTTTGATGAAAAACGGCAAAGTGGTTCTTGAGGCCTCCACCCGCGGTGAGGCTAAAGAGCTTTTCGAATCCCTGCCTGCCAGCAAGGGCCTGAAAATCACGGTGGTCCGCCAGGTACAAAACGCGATCGTCTGGACCTTAGAGGCCTAAAATGAGATTAAACAAAACCCAAGCCAGAATTATGAATACGTCAGTCAACATGAAAGGCGGAATGAGAGTGACAATGCCAAATGCCAGACTCACCTGCCGCCAGGCCATGGAAGGCCTCCGGAGAGCCGGGCTGGTCGTTTACGAGGTCCGCGAGGGCTGGGCCGGAAATTGGCTGACGGCTGCAGGCCTGCAGGAATTGGAACGGGGAGAGTAAAAAAAAGGGAATTATATACTTGACTACCATGGAATTCCCAAAGGATAGAAAATGAAAGACTTGTTCGGCGATAAGGTGGAACGGGCGATTGAACTCCTACGCACGTATCAG